CGCAACGCAACTTGACGTTGGAAACCTCAGCCGAATCGAAAGGGGAATTCAGGTTCCATCTCTCGAAACGGCAGAGAAGCTGTCCCGGTTCTTCAAAGGGAAGATCACCGAAATGCAGATTCTCTACCCGCAGCGTTACATGAAGTCAGCCGACACCGCGGCTTAAGCAACACCGCTCTTTAAAACTCTGACCCCGCTCCCACCGAAATGTCGGAGCAACCTCAAGTGACTTGCTCACCGCAATGTCACGCAATCATTTACCTACATGGAAATTATCAATCATGGAACATGCAAGAAATAGCAAGTTGATCAACGAAGTAGAAACAGAATTACGCAGCCGCCTGACCCACAAAGGGCAACGCGTTCTGGCTGATGAGGCCGGATGGCATGAATCGAAGGTTAGCCGGTTAAACCTGCGCGATATGGCGACGGTTTTCGTGCTGCTGGAGAAGGTGTGGGAAACAAGTCTGATTGCAGAAGTAGCTAGGCAAGCGGTTGCAGCTGCGATGGGAAAAGAAAAGGCCCCGAGCGCTGGAACGCTAGAGGCCTGATGCGAAATGACTGGATCAATTCACAGGAGTAATTATGCCAAAGAAACACGTTGTGTACCAGGCGGAATTGCACAAAAACATAACCCGACTCCGGTACTTGCGTTCCTGCAGCCCGATCGTGGCCGAGAAGTTAAAGGCGATGCTGGACGAACACAAGGCGAAGGAGAAAGGGCAATGAGTAACGTATCAAGTTTAGCCAAAGCAAGAGAGGCCAGAGCGCCTCAGCAAACGCCGAAAGAGGTCGGTAAGGGGTTTACCTTGCTGCACAGAAAAATACAGGAGACAGAGTTCTACAGAAAGGATTCTCAGGCTGTACATCTGTGGGTTCACCTGATTATGTCAGCCAACTACACAGATACCGCTGTGAAGACGGAATACGGGGTTATCCATCTGCAGCGTGGTCAGTTCATCACAGGCCGTAACGCGCTGGCAACTGATACCGGAATCGAACCAAACCGCATTCAGTACCTGCTGAAGAAGTTCAAAAAGCTGGGCATGATCGAGACAGCTTCGCCGGGAAAATTCACCGTAATTACTATCTCAAAATACGCTGAATATCAGGGCGAAATTGTCCCAGAAGACTCCCAGAAGATTACCAGACCAAAGGCAGACGTGGCGCGGCTTCCAGAGGTGATTGTCCCAGAAGATTCCCAGATGATTCCCACAGCTAACAATATAACTAATAAATCATTATCTAACGATAATGATATGTCATCTGACGATGACGAATCGCCTCGCAAGAAAGCGCCTTCAGTTCCCTATCAGGCTGTGCTTGACGCATACAACGAAGCAGCAGGCAGCAGGTTACCCAATGCTGAAAAGCTCAACCCAAAACGCAGGACCGCAATCAAACGACTGCTTGGCGAGCTGAAAGAGCCAACCGTTGAAGCTGCGAGCAATTACTTTCACGCCTTCATGAATACCGCGAACCCTTTTTACTTTGGCGACAACAGCCGGGGATGGCGGGCGTCGTTCGATTATCTGCTGAGCAGCGACACACTGACTAAGACCAGGGAGGGAAGCCTGTGAGTGAATCAATCCTTATGGCGCCCCACAGCTCTGACGCGGAGCAGGCAGTAATCGGCGGCCTGATGCTGGACGGCGGCGATGACCGCACACAGAAGGTCATGGCGATGCTGAAGCCGGAGAGCTTTTTCAACGCTTCACACGCAATCATCTTCAGCACCATCCGCGACCTTCTGACCCGCAACAAGCCAATCGACCCGCTTACCCTGGCTGATGAGCTGGACGCCGGCGGCAAACAGTACGGCGGCTTTGCTTACCTCGCTGAAATGACCAAGAACACCCCATCGGTTGCAAACCTGGTTGCCTACGCCTCCGTGGTGCGCGACAAGGCGATGGAGCGTTACGCCATCAGCAAGCTGAACGAAGCCACCGAGCTGCTTTACAGCCGGAACAGCATGACGGCCGTCGAAAAACTTGAGTCGATTACCATGCTCACCACACAAATCAGCGACTACGCCAAAACCGGCAAGCGCCGCGGTCTGCGTTCTTTCGGTGATGTGATGGATGACTGGGTGACCGATCTCGAAAAACGCTTCGATCCGCAGGGTGAGCAGCGCGGCATGAGCACCGGCATTTCCTCGCTTGACCGCATGCTGGCACCTAAAGGGCTCGTCAAAGGCTCGCTGTTCGTCATCGGTGCACGTCCGAAGATGGGTAAAACCACGCTCTACAGCCAGATGGCAATCAACTGCGCCGTACGGGAGCAGAAGCCAGCCCTTATGTTCAGCCTTGAGATGCCCGCTGACCAGATTCTGGAGAAGCTGGTAGGGCAGAAGTCCGGCATCAACCCGAGCATTTTCTACATGCCGGCAACTGATGACGCTGACGACGAATACCAGGGCGACTACGACGCTGATTTCAACAAGGCAACCGAAACAGCTAACCGCATGCGAGAACTCGACCTGCTGTACATCGACGATACCCCGGGCATGTCACTGGCTCATATCGTCGCTGAGGCCCGCAAGGTTAAGCGTCAGAAGGGCTGCGTCGGAATGATTCTGGTCGATTACCTGACCCTGATGACCGCTGAGAAGGCAGACCGTAATGACCTTGCCTACGGGATGATTACCAAAGGCCTGAAGAACCTCGCCAAGGAGCTGGGATGCGTCGTCGTACTGCTGACTCAGCTGAATCGTGAGCTGGAGAAGCGCGTTAACAAGCGTCCGTTACCGAGCGACTCACGCGACACCGGGCAGATTGAGCAGGACTGTGATTACTGGGTAGGCATTCACCGCGAAGGCGCTTTCGATGAAAACGTTCCAGCCGGTGAAACAGAGCTGCTTCTGCGACTGAACCGCCACGGCAACACTGGCACGGTTTTCTGTCTGCAGCAGAACGGCGCAATTTATGACATGGACCAGGCGGCAGCGCGAACTGAACGTGATGCACGGCAGCAGCCAGCCAAAGGAAAGAAAGGTGGTTTCTAATGATTCACTATCACGGCGGCCCAATAACGCCTGACACCTGCGCAATTCGGGCATGGAAAGGGCGGCACGCATTCATCTCCTTCGCCCATGCCAGCCAAATTAATCTTGCCTCTGAATTCTGCCAGTCATTCTCCCTCGATAATGGCGCGTTTACTGCGTGGAAAGCAGCTGGCCGGAACAAAATTGACTGGAGCGATTATTACGAGTTCGTGGCGCGCTGGAAAAATCACCCAGGCTTTGACTTTGCAATCATCCCTGACGTAATCGACGGGGGAGAAGCTGAGAACGAGGCGCTACTGGATGAGTGGCCGCACGGCGATTTCTACGGCGTGCCGGTCTGGCACATGAACGAAAGCGATGACCGGTTTATTCGTCTCTGTAATGAGTATCCGCGGGTGGCAATCGGGAGTTGCGGAGAATATGACGTTAAGCGCCCGAGTCTTGCTGTAGCGCGCATGAAAGACCTGATTCGGCACGTTACAGATGATTACGGTCAGCCTATCGCAAAACTACACGGTCTTCGTATGCTGAACCCTCTCATTTTCACAAAGCTACCGTTGGCGAGCGCTGACAGCACTAACGTTGCCAGAAATATCGGCATCGATAAGGCGTGGTCAGGAGCCTACGCGCCGGCATCAAAAGAAACGCGTGCGGCCCTGATGGTCGAACGTATCGAGTCACAAAACAGTCCGGGCTCACTGCATTACTGCGAGCAGCGCGACCGGTTCAACATGCAGTTGCAACTGGCTGTGTAGGAGAATCCATGAACAACGTAATCCCCTTAAAACGCTATGAGCACGTCATATCAGACGCTGAGCTGGATAAGCTGGCGAACGATATCAGCCGGTTCGCTCAGAAGCATGCAGGCACACTCAGCCTGAGCCACGGCATCAGGAAGTTACTCAGCGACGCACTAAAGCGAGAGAAGCGCGATGGAGACTCAACGTTACCTGTTGCGTGACAGCAACATCCGACAGAACTGCATCACCGCCATCCAGCAACTCCCCGCCAATCCCGATAAACCAGTCGAAATAGTCATCCAGGAACGCAAGAGAAGCTCAGATCAGAACCGCCGCATGTGGCCGCTTTTGCATGACCTGTCACGACAGGTTGAGTGGTACGGACAGAAGTACACTCCTGACGACTGAAAGACCTCATTACCGCACTCGTAGCGGAATCCAAAAACGAACAGCAGCGCACTGCACCCGGTATCGGCGGCGGCGTCGTCATGTTCGGCTCCAGGACCAGCAAGATGCGCGTGAGCGAGATGGTTGAGGTGATTGAGGCGATTTACTGGTTCGGCACCGAGCAGAACGTGAAATTCAGCGACGAAGCCCAGCTTGAAATCGAATGGGCGAAGAGATTCGGAAAATAACATGACCCCCTTTACCGATATAGGCGCAGCCATTGAAGAAGCTGCGTGGCTTTCTCACGTCTATCAAACGCCTTACTGCGTATACCAGCGCACGGCTGACGTTATGGAAGTAACCCCGGAAGACCCTACCCGCAACCCGATGTACACCACCGGCATGCCCGGCGTCGTGAAAACTGAATACAGGAGCGCAGCATGAAAAAGTACAAGCTGATTTACGCAGACCCTCCATGGACATACCGCGACAAGGCGAACGATGGCGAGCGCGGCGCAGGCCACAAATACCAGACTATGACGATCCCTGATATCTGCCGCTTACCGGTATGGGATTTGGCTGCTGAATCCTGCCTGCTGGCGATGTGGTGGGTTCCGACTCAGCCGCTGGAGGCATTGCAGGTGATTAACTCGTGGGGCTTTCGCTTGATGACCATGAAGGGATTCACCTGGCACAAGACAAATAAAAATAAAGGCAACAGCGCAATCGGTATGGGCCATATGACCCGCGCCAATAGCGAAGATTGCCTGTTTGCGGTGAAGGGAAAGCTGCCTGAGCGCATGGATGCATCGATATGCCAGCACCTGACAGCACCTCGCATGGAGCACAGCGCCAAGCCGCCAGAGTTTCGCGAGCTGTTAGTCAGGCTGCTGGGTGATGTACCTCGCTGTGAATTATTCAGTCGAGACAGCGTTTCCGGCTGGGATATGTGGGGTAATCAATGTGAAAGTGCGTTTGATCTGCTTCCGGGCGTGGCAACTAAAAAACAAAGCAGGAGCGCAGCATGATAAACACCTGGAGCCGTGAGCATCTCGAAATCCTAGCCAGAGACTATGCGACGGCATCAACCGATTTGCTGGCAATCATGTTCGACAGGCCCCGCCAGCAGGTCACGAACAAGGCCCGCTCAATGGGTTTACGAAAGGCGCCTGAATATCTGGAGGCGGTAAGGGCTTCAGCGGGAATGCAAAGCTGGAGGCATCATGCGACGCACTAAATCCCTCTGGGAGCGAATGGAAAACCACGCCATCTATCACACCAAATCACGCCGCAGAAAACCCACCAAAATCCCCTCAGCAAATCAGGTAAGCACCTTCGATTACGTCGGCGGGATGCTGCAGGCTAAGTGGGACCGGCTCCGGAGGACGCGATGAGAGAACGCTGCTGCCGCTGCCACACCATCCTTACTTCAGAAGACAAGTACTGGTATGGAGCATCATGTGAAAACTGTGAAACAGATTACCGGTTCGAACAGGCCGAAATGCATCAGCCCATCAAATCCGCCCGGTGGCGCTGGCGAGCCATCTGCTTC